CAACTACTTGATGGTTCTAAAGACAACACAATTTTAAAAGGCACAGTCATGTCTAACCTTGACGATATGTGCGTTTGGGAAAAAGACGGTGTTGTTGCCAACAATGAACAGCTAAACAAGATGAAAGTATCTGATGTAGAAGGCGATACCAATGTAGCTGGCGTGTTTGTAAATTGGACTATAGATAAAGATTACGGTGTAGATGACATGAATATTGCTATGACAGGCGATATGATTATCCGCATCGCAAACGGTGTCGTAGTTCAAAAAGGCGATTTACTGATGTCTGCTGGTGATGGAACTGCTAAACCACAAGGCGATGATATTGTTCGTTCTAAGACCATCGCTAAAGTAACCTCTAATCATGTAACTTGCACATACGAAGATGGCTCGTATTGTGTGCCATGTGTATTAATGGCTTGTTAAAAAGGAAAAGTAAATGGCAACATGGAACATTACCCAAACAGACTACGAAACTGCTAATGGTTTTATAACTACGGCTCATTGGACTTGCACAGAAGTCGATGGCGAATATAGTGCATCTGTATATGGCACTTGTGGCTTTACTGGCACACCAACAATCCCTTACGCACAGGTAACAATGCAAGAAGTATTAGACTGGTGCTGGGCTGGCGGTGTTGATAAAGACGCTATCGAGGAGTCTTTGGCAGCCAATATTGCCCTACAAAAAAATCCAGTAGTGGAATCAGGAGTACCTTGGTAATTTAACTTTAATAGGAGAACAACGATGTCCGAGAAAAAAACACAGACAATCGTAATCGATGATGTAGAACACAATCTTGATGATATGACCAATGAGCAGAAGATGTTGGTTAATCATTGCCTAGACTTAGACAGAAAAATCTCTTCTACACAATTCAACTTAGACCAGCTCAAGGTTGGTAAACAAGCATTTGTACAACTATTAAAACAAGCCTTAGAGACCAAAGAAGAAACCGTAACGGAATAATCATGTCAAACATCGATCCAATAGAATATGGTAAATTAGTTCACGCTGTAGAGAACTTAGAATCCAAAGTAAGTGCAATGGAGTACGACATCAAGAAACTCGTAGCAATGGCTGAGAGGTCTAAAGGCTCTTTGTGGGCTATTATGGGAGCTGCCTCAGTCTTTGGTGGTTTTGTAACTTGGATGGCTGACTTGGTATTTAAGAAATGAGTAGACCACATTCCGTAGGAAAAGTATTAACTCCTAATACCAACACAACAATGTTTACTGTACCAACTAGAAACATTGCTAGATGGAGCTTGCTGTATGCTTATAATGGTACATCCTCTGCTAAGAACTTTAGAGCATGGTGGTATGACTCCTCAGCCAATGTAGAGATTCCTATTGTATATGATTATCCTTTAGCATCTAAAGCATTCTTGAAGTTTGATGGCTCTGATGTTATCTTAGACGAAGGCGATGAGATTAGAGTATTTATTGAATCTGGTGCTACGCAGCCCGGATGTGTGATTACAGTAGAGTTAGAACAACGCAGTACCGTACAGAACTATAACTAAGGAGTAGTAATGCCACTCGCTAAAGGTAAGTCACAGAAGACAATCAGTAAGAACATTTCTAAGATGGTCAAAGAAGGTCGTCCACAGCGTCAAGCTGTAGCAATCGCATTATCAACCGCTAAAGTAGCTAAACCCAAGAAGAAAGGTAAGTAATATGCCAATGGTCAAAGAGAAGAAGTTCCCCTATACAACTAAGGGTAAGAAGCAAGCTAAGCAGTATGCTAAGAAGACTGGTGCTAAGGTAGTTGCTAAGCCTATAAAGAAGATGGGAGCAATGCGTGGCTACTAAACCCGGCTTGTATGCCAATATCGCCGCTAAACGCAAGCGTATCGCCGCAGGATCAGGCGAGAAGATGCGTAAGGTAGGTTCTAAAGGTGCGCCATCGGCTAAGGACTTCAGAGATGCCGCTAAAACAGCTAAGAAGAAGAAATAATGGTTAAGAAGGTATATCAGGATCCTAAAGGCGGTTTAAACGCCAAAGGAAGGGCTTATTTCAAGCGAACTGAAGGAGCTGACCTCAAACCCCCAGTTTCGGCTAAACAGGCTGCAAAGTCCCCTAAAGCGGCTGGAAGACGAAAGAGCTTCTGTGCAAGGATGGGAGGCGTTAAAGGTCCGATGAAGGACGAGAAAGGCAGACCTACCCGTAAAGCCTTGGCATTAAAAAAGTGGGATTGTTGAGATTTTACTTGACAAAACAGTCAAACTATGATAGGATAACGCATGGCTTCGTTTAATTACATTCAACTCGTTAATGACGTACTAATTCGCTTGCGAGAGCAAGAGGCTTCTTCGGTGTCGGATAACGCCTACGTTAAGCTCATCGCTCGATATGTCAATGATTCTAAGCGTCAGGTTGAGGATTCCTATAATTGGAATGCTTTAACTGAGACACTATCAGCAACGACAACAGCTGATGTATTTAACTATGTTCTTGTTGGTTCAGGACAACGATTTCGTGTTATCGATGTGTTAAATGACACTGATAACTTCTTTGTTGAGAATGCTCCTACGGTGTGGATGGATCAGCAGTTTTTGTTAACAACTGCACAAAAGGGCAGTCCAAAGTATTATAACTTTAACGGTAAAAATAGCAACGGCGATACACAGGTTGATTTGTTCCCGATTCCTAACGGAACTTATAATTTACGATTTAACCTAATTAAACCACAAGAACCATTAGCAGTTAATGCTGATGTCTTATTAGTGCCACATGAGCCAGTCATCTTAGGTGCGTTGGCTAGGGCGCAAGCAGAACGTGGTGAAGACGGTGGCGTACAGTCTGGTGAGACTTATTTATTATATCGCCAAAGTTTATCCGATGCGATTTCATTAGAATCGAATCGCTACATTGAAGAAACTCAGTGGAACTGGGTATAAATGGCTAGTCAACTCTTAACGCAATCAATTGCTGCTCCGGGATTTTATGGACTCAATCTTCAAGAGTCTAGTATTACTCTGTCCTCTGGCTTTGCATTAAAAGCACAGAACTGTGTTATTGACAAGTACGGTCGTATCGGTGCAAGACGAGGCTGGACACCTGTTAATACGACTATCAATGCAGATTTAACATCTAGTAATCCAGTAGAGTTTATCTTTGAAGTAGTGACCGGTGGTGGTACAGATGTACTTAGTGCTGGTAATAATAAGTTATTCGTAGGAACAACTACGATGACTACTAAGACAGTACGCAATACGACTAATAGTGGTGATGCAACATATACTATTACAGCTAACAACTGGCAAGGTGCGGCTCTATCATACGGCGATGTAAACGACTTTCAGCCTCATGTCTATTTAGCACAAGCAGCACACCCTATGTTGGTGTATCATGAGTTACCTGTTTCTGGCAATCCTTTTGGATCTCACGATAGTGGTACTTTTGGTTTCCAACGAGTAGGTGACGCAGCTAAACTACCATCTAATCACAACACAGCATCGTTTATGCCTAGTTGGGTTATATCTGCTTACGGTAGGGTTTGGTGCGGTGGCATCAGTGGAGATACACAGACTGTCTACTTTAGTAACTTATTAGAAGGCTCTGACTTCTTAGATGGTTCTGCTGGTTATATTAATTTAGAAGAGGTATTACCTAACGGAGATCCTGTAGTTGCTGCAGCAGCACACAATGGATATATTATATTCTTTGGTAAGAAGAACACAGCAATCTACGCTAATCCTTTAGATACTGCTTCGTTAACCTTAGTAGAAATATTAAACAACGTAGGATGTATTGCTCGTGATTCAGTTCAGAGCTTAGGCACAGATGTATTATTTTTATCCGATGCTGGTGTGCGTAGCCTCTCACGAGTGATTCAAGAGAAGTCGCTACCAATGCGTGATATCTCTAAGAATGTTCGTGATGAATTGATGTCGGCAGTAGCATCCGAAACAGACTTAACTAAGATTAAGAGTATTTATTTTGAGCGTGATGCTATTTATCTATTAACGCTACCGACTACAAAGTTTGTCTATTGCTTTGACACAAGAGCTGCATTGCAAGACAACTCAATGCGTGTAACAATTTGGGATAGTTTAGAGCCAAAGGCATTATGTGTAACACAGGATAGAAACCTACTGATAGGTAAGCCGGGCTACATTGGTAAGTACTTTGGATACAGCGACAACACGACCGCTTATCGATTACAGTACTATACGAACTACTTTGACTTTGATGCTGCTACTTCATTAAAAGTATTAAAAAAGATTGGTTGGGTACTGATTGGTGGTACGAATCAGGCAGTAGCTATTAAGTGGGGTTTTGATTACACTGAAGGCTATCAAGCTACTACTTATAACCTAGACACTGCTACAGTATATGAGTATAACAATTCTACTGTAGACACGATACCGGGATCATCAGAATACAACATTGCTGAATATAGTTCAGGTATTGTATTGGACCGCTTCTCTGTTAATGCCGGTGGTCAAGGCACTGTCATGCAATTAGGATTAGAAGCAGACATCAATGGCAATCCTCTGTCAATACAGAAGATTGACGTAGGAATCAAAAAAGGAAAGACTTTAATCTAAGGAACGGATATGAGTAATTACACAAAGGCTACTAACTTTACAGCTAAGGATGGATTACCTACTGGTAACTCAGGTAAGATTGTTAAAGGTGCTGAGATTGATACGGAGTTAACTGCGGTAGCTTCCGCTATCTCTTCTAAAGCAGACTTAAATAGTCCTGCTCTAACAGGAACTCCTACAGCTCCTACAGCATCATACGGTACAAACACAACACAAGTAGCTACCTGTGCTTTTGTACAAGCAGCTATTCCTTCTGGTGTTATCTTATTATGGTCTGGATCTGTTGCTACGATTCCATCGGGATGGGCATTGTGTAACGGTTCTAGCGGAACACCAGACCTACGCAATCGGTTTGTTGTTGGTGCTGGCAGCACTTACGCTGTAGCAGCGACTGGCGGTTCTGCAGATGCTATTGTTGTTTCCCACACACATAGCTTATCTGCTTCAGGAACTACAAGTGGACAGAGTGCAGGACACACGCATACTTTTAGCGGAACTACAAGTGATCCGAGTGCAGACCATACTCACACAGGAACTACTTCAACTGCAGGTGAGCATAACCATGTAATAGACGCAGTAGACGGAGGAACTGCTGGGTCTATAACTGGAGTAGCTGGTTTATCATCAAAAGCAGATGGAGCTGATTTTGGTACAGCAAATGCTGGTTCACACAACCATACTTTTACAACAAGCGGTATGTCTGCAAATCATACGCATACTTATAGTGGAACTACCTCTGCTGTATCTGGAGATCATACACATACTGTAACAGTTACAGGTACTTCTGGATCAACAGGATCTAGTGCTACTAACGCTAATTTACCTCCATATTACGCTCTTGCGTACATCATGCGTTTGTAATGGTTAAGATTCCTGTCATTATTAGACCGGATTATAAGTTTTATATTGAAGAACACGAAGGTCTACCATTCATGCACTGCGATGTGCATAACTGGAGTCCAAAAGTATTTAAAGAGTTAAAGAAAGATTGGAATAGTTTTACAGAGTTACACGGTGGTCCGTTATATTGCTGCAAAGAACACGAGACAACTGGTTATTTAAAGTTTATCGCAGCGTTAGGTTTTAAACTGTTTGGACAAGTAGTCAGTTTAAAAGGTAACATAGTCTACATTTATTATTGGAGCGACTAAAATGGGTGGAGTAGTTAGTGGAATCGTAGGCGGAATCGGCGGAGTTATCTCCGGCGGTAGAGCATCGGGAGCTGCGTCAGCTGCAGCACAATCACAGCGAGAAGCTGCAGAACGAGCGTCTCAAATGGCTCAGTTTAGACCAATCGGTATTACTACCGGATTTGGTTCTTCTCGCTTTGATGTGAATAATTTAGGACAAGTCACGGATGCGGGATATTCGCTAAATCCGCAGTTACAGGCTATTCGTGATCGTCTACTAAGCGGCGCAGGACAGTATGACTATGATATTGGCGGGCGGTTAGCCCCATTATCTTCTGCTGCTCAAGGTCTTTTTGGTCTTGGTGGTCAACTACTTCCTACGGATATTAGCAGAACAGCATCCCCAGAGGCGTTGGCGCTCCAACAACGCTATCAACAAGCTGCTACAGGATTAGCCCCTACCGACTTTAGCATGGCAGCTTCGCCTGAAGCAATGGCTTACGCTAATCAGCTTCGTGGTATCTCTAGTCAAGTATTACCAACAACGTATGATACACAGCAAGCTGCTCAAGATTATTTCAATCAACAACAAGCACTACTTCAGCCTTCTCGTCAAGCACAGCTATCACAAACTCGTGGTCGTTTATTCGGTACTGGTCGTGGCGGTTTAGGAGTACAAACAGGAACTGGCGGCGCTCCAGCATCGCCTGAGTTACAAGCATATTATAATGCTATTGCTCAGCAAGATGCAGCTTTAGCAGCACAATCTACTGATGTAGCCCGTCAGCGTAGAGCGCAAGACATTGCTCTAGGTACTCAGTTAGGCGGAACAGCATTGACAACTCAGCAACAAGCTGAAGATATTGCTCGTCAAAGATCGTTGGGTAACTTACAAGCAAGCCTTGGCTTTGGTCGTGAAGCAATTGCAACTGGCTTAGCTGGTGAAGATGTGGCTCGTCAACGATTTGCTCAGGACTTGGCACTCGGAACAGGATTGTTTGGAACTGCGGGTCAGTTCTTAGGTCAAATTCCTGAACTACAATCGGCGTACTTAGGACCACTACAGTCTCAACTTGGTTTAGCAAGCACTGTAGAAGGACTAGGACAACAACCATTTATGCTCAGTCAAGAGTTGGCTCGTTTACAATCTGGTGCAAACACGCCCGCAGCTCAGATGTATCAAACTGGAATGAATCAAGCTGCAGCAAGTCAGTTTAAAGCAAATTCTTATAGCCCATTCGGGTCGTTCCTAAGTGGCGCTGGCGGCGGGAGTTTAGGTAGTTTAGCTGGCTTATTTGGTGGCGGCGGTGGTGGCGGTTTTGGCGGAGCTGGTGGCAGTGAAGGCAGTTTAACTTGGAGAGATTAAGATGGCTGACATCGTAAATAGTTTATTTGGTATTGATCCTGCTGCGCTGCAACAGCAGAGAGCAGCTACTGATTTTGCACAAGCATATAAATTTGCACAACTAGATCCGTTTGAACGAGCAAACATGGCTCTATATCAAAGCGGTGCTGGTATTGCTCGTGGAGCAGGTCAATTACTTGGCGGTGATGAGCAACTTAATCGTGCTACCGCACTGCGTCAATTAGCAGGACAGTTTGATTTAACCAGTCCTGAAGGTCTACAACAATACGCCAGTGCTGCTGCTAAGATTGATCCTCGTGTGGCTACACAGGCTGCT